GCTCTGCGATCGTTTTTGCCGCATCACGAATTTTCAGCAACTCAGCGATCGTTTGCGCCGCCCCTGTACTGGCAAATTGAATACCAAATTTAATCGAAGCCATTACGCCACCATCGCTTCATATTTCTCTCGCTTCTTTCGTTTCCATTGGTCAAATTTATCTTCTTGCTTATCTTCAGGAGACTTGCGAATTTCAGCAGTTGCTTCCATTAAATCAATTAGCTGCTGCGCTGGCATTCGGTTCACCAGAGCGACCGCTTGCTCTATGTTGTCATTTGTAATCAATGCGGTTTGGGCAATGGCTTGGGCGATCGTCAATGGTTTGTCGTCAGCACCCGCCGCCGCCCCGTCTTTTTTCCTAAGCTGATTCAGTTCAATCAGCATTCCCGAATCTACCAATTCACCATTCACATTCTCATGTGGAAATAGTAATTGTTGGAGCATCAGCGGTGATACCCAATGCCCTTTAATACCATTCAATTCAAGGCACCGATCGCACAGCCAGCGCACCCGCGAATCAGAGAGATAAGCCTCGGTGATTGTTTGATCTGCGTATTGTGCGATCGTGCTTTGAAGTTCATCGTAGCGCGATTGGAACTCAATCAAACCGCCCAAACTACAGCCGGGAAAGCTACGGATATTTCCATCCGTAGCCTCAAACGTATGCTCGATAGTTGTGATATCGAGATACATTTTACGCGGCCCACACGATCGAATGTCCGTCTACTTCCATGTCGGGTTCAGACCAGCCAGCGGGGATTTTAGGAGTGAATTCGATTTCATATTCCACCAATCCACCGCTGAAGGAAAGCGTTACATCCTTGTTCTTTCGGGCGATCTGAGGGATCCAAATGAACGAATCGCCAGCCTTTGCCGAGGAAGTATTATCAAATACTTCACCAATGAATTGAAACTCATCCATGGTGCTCAGAACGCCGCCGCCGCCGTATGCCCGGACACTCGCCATTTGCCGATCGTACATGTACATTATCGTCGCTCCCGCGTAGGAGACGGGTAAGGTAATAGTCCCCACCGCTACGACAACATCAGCCGTAGGGATTGCACCAGCTTGCCCCCAAGAGCCGTATGATTCGATCGATGCCAGCACAGGTAATCCAGCGGTGATTAGAGCATCAGTGATGATTCCCGTTGCGCCAACCTTCACCCGCTTAATTACAGGTACAGTAATGGCGCTCAATACACGCTCGAATTGGCCACGAGCGAGGCCAGTCATTTGCCAGTTGCTAATTTGAGTTTTGAGTTTGAGTGAGAATTCAGTAGCAGTTTCATTTGTTTCTTCAACCACCTGCCGCCCCGCTCTAAAGGCTTTGGCATCTTCGGTAGACGATGTTCTGGTAAATTCAAACTCCAGGGCAGGATAGGGGAATAGTTTCTGATTCAGCCGAGCGGGGCTAGCTGGTCCAGAAAGGTTTGTAGTGATTAAGGCAGTGTTGCCTAAGCCGCGTTTAAGAGTCATAGTGAGTCCTTTTCAAAAATAATTCCAGCTTCGTAACCCTGAACCCAGTGCCAAAGCGACGACTTTTTAATGTGTCCGATCGGCTCCTGAATTCTCAAATGCAATCCGGGTAATGCGAATGAATACCCATTATCCGTCGGTAACAGCAAACCTGATAGTAATTCATTTGCGATTTCCATCAGGCCATAAGCCCCACGATGATCGCGTAAATCACGAATCAGATAATGCAATTCAAACTGAGCCGTACCACTTTGAATGAATGCCGATCGATTGCCTCCCGCAGGTGAATCGAACGATAGGCCAGCGAACCGAACGAAGCAAACCGCATCACCCCGTACGTCAGCCGCATCATCGGGCGGACGATTTGGAAAGGGAATGATTCGGAGTGCTTCGCTTAATCTAGAATCACCAATCAATCGATCGATGATTAATTGTTCACTTGCCTGGAGCATTTATTCTTTCTCAGCTTTTGAAACAGTGCCATCGGAGATCCAACGCTCTGCATAAAAAGCATTCAATTCCAAGATGTCCCCAGGGCTGTAATCTTTTTCCTTATAATAAATAGCCGCGAGCGCGACTACTTTCACAAGTTTTTCAACAGGTTCTTTTTTCGTTTCTTCTGTCGATTTCGTATTCATATCAAAATCCTCTGAATGCTTCACGGTATGTTCTTTCGCCCCGATTGATTCGGATACTTTGGTTTCCCACGATCGCCACATCTGTCACTAGTGCAGCGTTTGGTAACTTGAGTGTACCTTTAGCAACCATTTCCAGTTTCTTAATCCAATCTACATATCTATTACGAATATCCTCGCTTACCGAATTCTGGTAAAGGCGATACCGCGCAATATCTAGCGCACATGGCCTCATCCAATCCACCACCACCACTAGAGGTAGTGTGTACCGCCAGAGATACGAATCAATCTCGGCGGATGCATCCCCGATCGCCTGAATCAAACGATCGGTATTGACAGTAGTGGCCGATGGGTTTTCCATATTGGTCAACTCCACCGTTTCACGATTCTCAAAAGCACCTATGAACTCTAATGTTGTGGCGTAATTCATTCTAAATACTCATATAGAATCTCCCCGATTTCCGTCGTATCCCGATCGTCTAGTCCCAGCCATGGCCGCGCACCTTCGACATATTCTGCATAGTCTTGAGGCGAGCCAAAAAGCAATTGATTACGATCGGCTTGATAGGTCATGGTGTCCCGCAGTAAACCACGCCTTTTATTGATACCAGTCATCAATCCCTTGCGCCGTTTATAGGCAAGATAACTGGGTTTGAGCGGCTTCCACTGCGCTCGTCCTGGCCCGTACTCGCGATCAAACCGATCGCGAGTACGGAGTTGCATATACTCGCCCAAATTGCGATAAGCAGGGGCGAGATCACCCAGCTTATTTACAATCCGAATCAGCAAATAATCGAGCGCGGTGGAATCAAACTTAATCAATTAGGTTTCCTTTGGTTGCTTTCCTTTAGCCACGGACACGGCGGGGGGTGCTACCGTGTCTTTGATTAATGGCTGCACAATATTAGGCTCTGCGATCGGATCGCTATTCCGAGCAACCTCCATGTACCCAGCTTCGATCGCGGCATCCAGAACTGATTCAGAAGGCACCGCCACACCACTGGGGAGATCGTCAAAATCGTAGATCTTATCCTGTAAATACAATGCATCATGTTTCCAGTTCGTAAGCATTTTCATCTTTCTCATATCTTCACCAAAATAAAGGACGATAAATCAAATCTGACTACATCAGATTACTGATGGAAAGATTTGTTGAGGCGGGTGCAACATCTCGGAATAAGAAGCCGCAGAACTTAGCCGTAATCAACGGAATCTCAACATCCAAAATACGCAGAGTGAGAGCACCACGCGCACCCATCATCCCATTGAACATTTCAGAAATGCGAGTGCCACCAACTTGGGGGGTGTACCCGAAGCTGTATTGGCTCAATCCAGCGATCGCCTGAGCTAAGGGATTGATATAAACGAGCGAGGCGTGATTACCCCAAGCTCGTTTTAACGTAGCGTTTGCACGGGTGATGTCTAAGTCATCAAAGGTGCTAACAAACGCTTTACCTATGACGATCTCAACCCCAAACAAAGTTTCCATTGCAGCTTTGTCCACAATGCCGTCACGCGCACCATTGGCGAAAATGGCACCCACGATTTGAGGATGTACCTTAAGCGCAGAGAATGCGCCCATCCCCATAACGAACTTGTTGTAGGGCACTAATGAATTGTCGATCGCACGGATGATGTCATCCAGTGGACGGGAAAGAGGATTTGTCCATTGGGATGGACCGGACAACGTAATCCGATTAGCAGCGGTGTAGCTATTGTTCGACTGAACCAAATCGGCAACTCTAACTTCACGGCTATTGCCTTGGGCAGCAGCGAGAGCAAGAGTGTTTGCAGCCTTCAGCCGAACATTGGTTGTCCGTCCATTAAGTGCCTGCTCGTTTCGTTCAAGGTCATAGTTGTAAAGGATCGCGTCAAGGGCATAATCCTCGGTGCTGAATACGCGGGAGTTCGACGCAACGTTAATGACCTTTGGGCTATCAGCGCGGCCTACCCGGTTGTCTCTGGTTTGGGCGAACACTTCAGCAGGGAAGTAGTCGCATTGAAAAAACTCGGATTCTACCGGAACTTTTGGCAATACCAAATCGGCAACAAGTTCTTCGTTTACGAATGCTTCAGCTTTAGCCGACAGAGATGGACTGAGAACAAATTGAGTCATGGTTTAAAACCTAATAAAGAGCTAAAGATGGGCTGATGAAGATGTCAATTAATTCACCCGCCACACCATTGGTAAGCGCACGCCCTAACGACAACTCACCCGGAGCTGCGATCGAACAGTCGCCTGAGTTCCAAGGTTTGACGTAACGCCCGACCGATACAGGCCCAGTGCCAGCAGCAAGCCTCACCCGCGCCGGACCGAAGAACACAAAATTGTAATAAGGGCGGCGCTCACCAGCAGCGATCAAAGCGGTGATAGGGATCTCATCCAAGAGAACGCCGATCGGAAATGCGAGAGGCACAGTCGATTGGTTAGCCAGTAGTGGAGTGAGTTGGAAGCCGTTAGGGGAAGTCGGTTCAGCGTCAACAATTGGTTGAAGACCGATCGCTTCAAAGCGTAAAATCCTACGGACTGAACTTGTCGGCCCGTAGCCTGGAAGAATTAAAGACCGATCTTGAGCATCAAACATACAGAATCCTCAATTGCAAACGTTTACAGCAGTCGGCTACTCTATGCGCCACATAGAGTAGCAATAACTTGGTCCATACTCAGATTAGGATTTTTGGCTACGATCGCCTGAGCCTGAGCCGTGAGCTGCCTGGTATCAATATCACCATTGCTCAATTTAGCAATTTCGATACCCGAAAACCCCATCGTTCCAGGCCCAGAAACCTCACTGAACTGAATCACAGCCGATCGGTTCCGGTAGGAATCCATGGCTACTTCTAGAGCAGATGAGGCTCCAGAAAACTCCAGTGTATTAGCCGTGAGAGTGAGCAATTGAACCGCTCCAGCCTTCTCAGCCGGGGTCATGCGGCCCGATTTAAGCATATCCTCACAGAATGAAAGCACATTTGTTTCGATCGTTTTTGCTAACCGAAGCTCAAGGGATTTGTTCTTCTCATCCAATGATTTGTTGATGCCGGAGAACTCAGCCGTAGTATCGTCCCCCGCTGCTGCTTCTTCTCCTTCCGAAAGTAACGGCTCAATCAGAGAAGTGAGAGTGTCCATCACCGTGGACAGTAACATTTCGTCTACGGGCGTTTCTTCTGTACCGAGACTTCCAAGTAATGCACCGAAGGCGTCCTTAAAAGCTTGCAGAGTTTCCATACGATTCTCACTAAAGTAAAGTACTAGCGTATCTGAAATTCCCGAAAACGTTGGATCTTCCAATCCCTTGATCGCGGGAATTGGTACAAATCCCACATGCTGAAGAGTATATTCTCCAGGTGCTGGGTTGTGGGGTGAATTAGGCTGATACAAGCCGATCGATATTTTCTTATGCTTCCCTATATTTACATCTTTGGCAAATGTCGGATCAATTTGCTTCGGGATTGCAAACAAATCATACCCACGAGCAACAAGCTTATCAATCCAGCCGTAAGCCGGAGCATCATCGGTCGGATGCCCCTTAACGATCGGGGCTTCATGCGATTTGCTTGCCCTCAATCTGTTATAGGTTTTGGCAATTTGCTTAATTCGAGCTTTAGTAAATGTGATCTTTTTACCGTTGCTCGAAACCACTTTACCGCCACGGAAGATATGCAGCATTACGCTACCTCGCTGTAATTGGACGGGTTGCGAATTCGATCGAAAATCTCATTAACGATCGCATCACTCCAGCCAAGCCCTGAGATCAAAGCTTGAACGAGTGGGTCATCTTCAGAGACGATCGTAGTAGCCGCCCACTTTAGTTGTGGCAATTGTCCAGCCGCTTCAACAGCCGCTTCGAGATCGTCGTATAGATTCATATTAAATAGAGCAACTGTCAGGTCGTATTTGTTTGCCGATCGTGCTGCTACTGGAATCGCGTCAGCAGGTTCAGGAGTGCCGCCGTCATCCTGCCACTTTTGGTAGAGTTGCCAGTCTCCGTTGGGTCCGTTGGGGACAAATGAGTTGTTGTCGAGGCGGTGAATTAGGTCGGGGTTTTGGGTTAGTTTGTACATTTTATTTAAGGTATTTGTGCTGATGCTGTTGACCCTGAAGTTATGGTGCAAAACCCATTACTACCGACTATCTGGAATACAGACGCGAACGAAGTCCCAGAAGGCCCGGATTGATTGTAAAATCCAGTGAGAGATAGCACGGGATTTATGCGTTTGATGGCGGAATACCACCATACAGTTGAACCATCAGTTGAGAGGACATTAACAAAGCTCCCATTTATAGTAGTGGGAAGCCTTTCAAAATATCTTTGACATAAGCGCATCTCATCCTCCCTCGCAACAAAAGCCGTAGCCGTAGCACCCACCTCAAGTTTCGCGTCACCGATCGTCCATGTGCCAGTAGAAGCGCCTACAGTAAAGATAATTTCTATTCCCCTGCGAACGTTTTCAGGGCAGGCGAAAGATGCTGAAAATCTAGTTAGGGTAGAAGTCGCAGTAAATGCCCCCGTAGCGATTTGAGTTTTTGTTGGAGTTGCGATCGTCCCAAAAGTATCAGGATTTACGGATGGATGAAACGCCGTCCACGTCACTGGAAGCCCTAGGGAGTTCGCTAAATCAACCGTTAAAGTAGCTGGCTGTCCCGACAGTTGAGCCGCGTTAATACCTTCGATTCGTTGACCGACCCCGATCGCCGTGATACCGGGAACACCTGTGATTTGTAAACGATTTAAAGTACTGCCAGACCCTGCAATTTGAGCAATCGTCGGGTTGCCGCCAACTGCATAATTAAACCAGTTATTTTGCATTGGGGCATATCCTAGCGAAGCTGTAGGCAATGCTGTCCCCGCAACGATCGCCCCCGCCGCACCCTGGGCAATGTTGAAGTTGCCGTTGATGAAGAGGTTTGGGTTTGCGACATTCGAGGCTGAAGCGACTCCAAAATAATTTTGCATTAACTGAACTCCGTAATGCGTAAGTTTCCGATCGCAGTGGACGACACGCCAGAAACTACGCCCGTAAAGCCAAAGGGAATATCCGCAAAAGATGGGAGGCCGACAGGGACGATCGGGCTTGCTGTGAGTGGAGCCAATACGAACGAGTAATTCGTGGAGCTTGCAATCCCCGGCCCATACAACCCGTAAAAGATTGCACTAGAATCATTCAAGATTCTTGCTCCTTTCCTGAGAGGATTGGCAGCTAATACAACTCCCGCCACGATCGCCGCCGCCACATTCGATCTAGTTGCCGTGCCACTCGTAGTACTCCCGCCTCCACCGCCAGGAACGATCGGAGCGCCCGTCGCGGGGTCCACGTTGACTACATATCTAGCGAAATTATTTGAGCCAAAGCCGATCGTATCGCCAGCCATAGCGTCCCCCATTGGATTGCATCAAGCATATTCTACATCAGTAAAAATGATATAGCCTAATTCTAGATTTTCAGGTGCAAACGTTTTCAGCTAGAGGTTGCATTGTTTGATGTGGGAGGTTAGATCATTTGATCTCGGAACTCACATCATTTGAACTCCGAACTCACATCATTTGAACTGGCACAATAAAAAAGAACTGGCACAATACGCTTGCATTATATGTCTAACTCCCGTAAGTTAGACATATAAGCGAATCGGGTCACGGCCCAGGACAATCACCATGTTTAGAGTTTTCCGTTCATTTGATGGTTCGATCGTCTCTCGCCACCGATCCCTAAAAGCAGCCGAGAAAGCTACAAAACCTAATGGCTTCTATAAAATTGCTAAGCCTGAGCAAGACATCACGCGTCGTGACTCCGTTGCTTTCGGTGGGCACGACTCTGGTACAGGCGCTTGGATCGCTTACGAGTGGCAATCGCCCAATCAAGGCGACGCTTACTAATGGCTAACCACAATCCCAAAGCTGAAAACCTAACGAACGCGGGGAGGGGGAGACCCCTATTAGGGCTTAGGAGAACAGAACTAAACCTCCCCACTGAAACCCGCGATCGGTTGGATACGATCGCCAAACAGTTGGGATGCCATCGCAACCAAGCCGCCGATCTGTTACTGAGATTATCCATGGGACTTCCGATCGATAACGCCTCAAAACTTCAGCTAGACACGGTGATTAACTCGATCGTGTCTGAATCGATCGGCTAAGATTCCATGCATAAAAAATACGGTTCATATAAGTATTAGGAAGCGAAAATGCAGCTAAGGCCATACCAAACAGAATCAGAAATCGAAATTTGCAAGGAATTAGATTTAGGCGGCAATCCATTACTGAAACTTTCGACAGGCGCGGGGAAAACGATCGTAGCTAAGGCGGTAATCGATCGCTATATCAAAGATGGTAGGCGAGTATTATTTCTGGCTCATCGAATCGAACTACTCAGACAAGGCGGTGAGGCGATCGGCCTTCATCCAAATTTATCGATTCAGTCAGTCCAAGGCCACAAATACGCCGGGCCTGTAGATTTAATTGTGACTGATGAGGCTCATCATGCCGTCGCTGAAAGCTATCAGGCTATTTATCGACAATACCCAGGCATTCCTAACTTTGGTATGACAGCGACCCCGGTGCGTGGGGATGGGAGAGGATTAGGTACTAAATTCACTAAACTAATCTCAGTCACTACCACCAAGAAATTAATAGAACAAAAGTACTTAGCGCCGATCGAAGTCTTTGTCCCTGAAAATACGATCGATGCTACGGGTGTTAAAAAGACGGCTGGCAAATATCAATCAAAATCGCTATCAAAAGTTGCTGCTACTGATTCACATTGCATGAAGGCGATCGAGGAGTACAAGGCTAAGGCTGACGGGCTGCGTGGGTTAGTCTTCTGCGTCGATCGTGCCCACAGTCGCAAAATGGCGGCTTATTATTGTGCGGCGGGTTACAAGGCAATTCATTTGGATGGCGCGACGAAAAAGGACGATCGGGCAAAAGCGATCGAGGCTTATCGGGCTGGCGAGGTGGATATTATCACTAATTGCAATCTGTTCAAAGAAGGTTTAGATCTGCCTGTAGTCGATTTTGTTCAGTGTTTGGTGAATACAACTTCACTTGTGGATTATTGGCAGATGATAGGCCGTGGGATGCGCCCCGGTGATAAGCCTTTGGTATTTTTGGATCATACGAATAACTGGAGAACGATCGGACTGCCCGATGATGACTCAATTACATTCTCATTGGATGGCGGCGCGGCTAAGGAGAAGACTGGGAAGAAATATGATCGGCGTGAAGATGGGGCGATCGTTCTTGTCGATGGTGACGATGATGAGTGGGTGGGTGGTCCGTCTAGCTTAGTGGCGTTGAACCCTGCCGATCGGTTCTATGCTGAAGTTTTGAGCAAGGGGGAGACTACGATCGGGGTTTATGCTGGCTCTCTCACAAAGGTAGAAGTTGAATGCAAAAATGGACATTTATTTATGATAAGACCTAACGACTACAAGAGTGGGTCCGGTTGCCGTAAATGCGCTGGGAAATGTCCTGAGCAAGCAAAAGAAAACTTCTATGCATTACTCAAAACCAATGGCGAGACATCGCAGAGTCCTTATGCTGGCAGTATGACAAAGGTAGAGATTAAATGCAAAAATGGGCATCGATTTATGATGACTCCTAAGAGCTACAAGCAAGGGAGTAGTTGCCCTAAATGCGCTGGGAAATGTCCTGAGCAAGCAAAAGAAAACTTCTACGCATTACTTAAAACTAATGGAGAGACAGCGCAAAGTCCTTATGTCAACGCTAAAACAAAGATGGGAATTAAATGCAAAAGTGGGCATCTATTTATGATGGATCCTAGCAGCTACAA